CGGGTTCTGCTTCTGGTACGCTGCAAATTCGTCATCTGTCATGAAGAAGCGCGTCGAGTCCTTGTACCCCAGCGTGCCGAAGATCTCGTCCGCCACCTGCGGGGACTTGATGCGCTCTGCCATGTTGGGCAGCCCGGCGGTTTGCGTAACGCCGAAGATAAGGCGCTGCACACGCCGGGCAGGGTCGGCATTGCCGATGGCCAGGTCCACGGTCGTTGTCAGCTCCTGTCGAAGAAGGTCATCCGTGACAGCATCCATGCCATATCTCTGCCAGACCCCTGCATCCTTTGCGGCCAGCGCCAATACCACTTCATCCGTTTCGTAGTACTGGATCAGCTGGACAAGTTGGGTCAGTGTGGGTTCCATCCACGTTTCCATGAAAATGCGCATCGAATAATCTTCGACCGCACCGGCAGATTGCTCAAGCAGCCCCATGCCGCCAACTGTCTCGTTCATGTTTCTGGCGTTCTGAACGGACGACTGGCTGAAGCCGCCGACCAGCTCGTCCATCTCGATGGACAGCCGATCTTGTTCTTGATAACTGGAGCCCGTGACGTCCGGCGTGTTGACCGTGATGACGTCTCTTTCGGGATCGTTCATCATGACGCCGCCGCCAGGGACGTTGCGCACCAGCGCATCCAGGTCGACCTGGGCGCCGCGCTTCACGAAATACCGCTTATTCAGCACCAGTTTTACATTGTCGAGTCGCTGATTCGCGACATCGTTGATTTCGGACTGCAACCCCGCGGCGAGCTCGTTGTCTCCCGCCGGGAAGTTCTTGTGCGCTTCGATGTTACTGAACCCAAGAGTGAAAGGCCGCTGTCCTCGTTTCAAGTGAGGGAAAGCCTCTGTCACTTTGATAGCGTCTGTCAGCAGCAATTGGGTGCCGAGCATCCAGTAGACGTAGTCTTCCCCGGCAACATTGACGATGTACATGTGAACCCAGACAGTCCTGTAATGGTTCTGCATTTGGTCTTGGGCCGGGTCTATGCGATCACGACCTTCGCGAGCCTGGCGGGTGCGGTTGTAGCTTTCGGTCGTAACCGACAAGATGGCGTTCAAGTCATGCTCTCGCCACACCGGTTTACCGGTTTTCGGATCCCGTTTCTTCATCATCTCCTGCACTTCCCCGGCATACATCGGTATCATGTACAGCAGGTACGGACTGGTGTTGACGGGATCGCGCCAGTCACACATCGAGTCAAAGCGGAAGTTTTCCGGAGGGATGTTGTCCACCCGAAGACGATCCTCTGTAACAATGGGCACTTCTTCGCCCATAGGGGTCTCGAATCCGGTCTCTGGATCAATGTCTGTCACGAGAGACCCGTCCTCGTTAAAGGCTGGCCGCCATTCCCTTTCTTCGTTGTAGCTCCAGTACTGATGCGTAATGCAAATGCCGTAGTTTTTCGTGTCCTGATATGCGCCAATGGACGTCAGGAACCACGGAACAGTTTTGCGTAAACGGTACTCCAGTATCGATTTATTGATCTTGGCAGAGAGAATCTGCTGCTCGTTCGTTTTATCTACCGGTTGGACATCGATCAGATTCTTCGTCGAGAACGCGGCAGCCGCCAGGCCGGCTTCCTGGGACTTGATGTTCGCCCTGGTCTTCGGCCGGAATACGCGCGAGCGCTTCCAGGTGCGTTTGCGGTAGTTGCTGCCGGGCGCGTGCTCGTTGTTAAAATGCGAGAGATTTCGTTCCCAGCGTTGCGTGATGTTCGCTTCCATGTAGTCGGTCGACGTTTGATAGATGTCGACAGCTTTATCCCGCAGCCATCCATCGCTCAGCCGCGGCTCCCGCAACTCGCGCTCGTCAATTTCTGCTGGCTTCTTTTCGTCATCATCGTCGCCGCGAGAGCGGCCTGCGATGTCCATGTCGTAGGCGTCCATCTCCATGGGTGCATTGGTGCCGGGAGGCAGTTCGGCCGCGCCCCTGTCGTAAAGAGGCGTCTCCGGGCTATTGTCGTCGTCGTATGGTGCCAAGCTGGAACGCCTCCGTGATTATGATTCCAGGCACTTGAGTTCTTGCCCGGGGGCCGCATCCGGCGATACTACATCATCTTTCAGGTCCCGTTCAAGATTCTCGAACACCTCTGGATCGATACTCCGGCCACGCGTGATACCGTGCCTCTCGAGAATTTCGCCAGCCGCGCGGACCGCTTCTTTGCGAAGATCTTCCATGGATCGGCCAACCATGCTGATATAATAGGCTTTTGTCGTGGAGAGAGACGGGCACATAACGTAGATCATGCCGCCGTACAGATCGACGCCGACGCCCCATTGCCGATTCGGATACTTCTCCATCAGCATGGACCCGACGCCTTTCGCAAGCCAGCTTTCCACTTTGGCCTGTTTCACGTCGTCCACTTCCAGGAGATTGACCTCGTTGTAATCTTCCACGACCTGGCGGCCAACAAACTGCCCAGGCACCCAAACAGCCGGGGCGGCCGGCGGCGCCCGGTTCGGCATGATTTCCTTCATCGCACGGACTTCGTCGGCTTTCGAGAAGGACGGGTTCTCGGTTTTCGCATTCGAGATGTTGGTATTCAAGATGATGTCGGCCATTCTATGCTCCTTTCGTGAACTGCGCTCAGGCGTAGTCGTCGATCCCGGCGGTGCCATACAGCTCTTGCATGTCCTCGCTGCTGGTCATGTCGTATTCTTTGGGCGGCGACGGCATCAGCGCACGGGCGTTGGAAATCGGCCGCCCGCAACTCTCGCAGAACATTGTCTCGTTCGGGCCAATCGGGTCGCCGTCAAGATGAAACGCGTCCTTGCGGAGGATCCGCTCGCCGGCGACCGGCAGATAGCGGTACTTGAATGCCGGTTGACCGCATCTTTTATGATATATTTCAATCATTTGGTGTCTTTCTTGCGGGATTTGCTGGGCTTGCCGGTGGCGTAGCTCTGACCCGTGGAGGCCTGACATATCCGGATAGCGTTGGCCTTCTTTTTGCCGGACTTTTTCACCTTGGCGACGCATCGCCCCACTTTGCTGTTCTTGGGCATCGATTATCCCTCTGGCTCAAAATTGTCATCTGGTTCAAATGATTGCTGCTGCAGATCGCCAATCTCTTCGGCATACGTGTGGGCCAGCGCATCGCCTTCGTCCGGACTGTCCAGGCCGCGTTTTTTCATATCGGCCTTGCGCTCCAACCGCATGCGCTCCTTGTCGTCAAACCCGTACTCGACGCCGATAAGTGAGGCTCGCGTGTCCGCATCATACGGCAGATCGAGCCCACTTCGCAAGGCCTTCCGCAGCCGATCCCACATTTCGATGCGCTTGTTGTAGTAGAGCTCATCTTCGTCAGCTTTCGACCCGGCGTTCACTTCGAAGACATCGTGTCCGAGCTGGCGCAGCCGATCGACAACGCCGGCGCCCACGCCGACGCCGTCGACGAAGATTATTCCACACTGAGGGTAATCTTTTTTCGCCATGACGACCTCTACCGCCAGCTGCATCGTGTTGAGTTCTCTGAATTTCCTAACCTCGTGTACCTTGCGACCTTGACGTATGGCGATGACCGATTTGTCGTCGCCGTAGCGCGCGACGTCGACCCCCAGGATGACCGGCAGGTGGATGTAGGCGTCCAGCGGCAAGTCCAGCGCCATGCCGTAGTCGACGACGTCCGAGGGGATGAACTGCATGGAGCCGGCCCTCGGGAACTCGCCGCGGATGCGGACGCGCACGAAGTCGGAGTCCTCGCCATAGGTGTCCACCCATTCCTGCAGTTCCTTCTTGTTGGTCATCTTGCAGCTGCGGCTGTCGACCTTGCGGGTATTCCATCGATGCTTGTCTGTCGTGAAGCAGGCCACGAATCGGCCGGTGTTCTTGGTCGGGTTCCCGTAGGCCAGCCAGATAGCGCCGGGGGTGGTGACCGCGCCTTCAGACACCTCCCAGATCTTGTCCGGGATACCGGAGGCCTCGTCGTATATCGTCATGACGTGCTTGGCGTGCAGGCCGGCGAACGCCTCGCTGTTGTGCTCGGTGTTCGGGATAGCGTTGGCCATCCAGGTCTCGGGGTGGTCGCGGTGCTTGAAGCTGGTCGCGGACCAATCGAACCAGTGCCCGTTGATCGCGCGCTTCTGCCAGAGCGCGAGCTCGCGCCAGGTTTTGGTGGTCAGCTGGGAAGTGGTGTTGGCCGTGACCACGACGTTGGCGTGCGGCCTGGTGGACATGAACCAGAGAATGATCCACGACACCTCGGCAGTCTTGCCGATGCCGTGGCCGGAGCTGGAAGAGTCGCGGATCGTGGCTTCCGGGTCCTCCTGGATGCGCTTGCGGATGTACTCCATCTGCTCGATCTGCCAGACATCGGGGCCGTCGTGCTCCTCCAACGGACCGCCTTTTTCACCCCACGGGAACGCCCACATGACATATCCCAGCGGGTCGTCGTAGAACTCAGACACCTCATCAAGCAGCTGCTGCTCGAAGGCAGCATCGTAGTCATTACCTCGCTTTCCCATCCGCCTTCTCCCTGGCTTTGTTCAAGGCCTCTTTTCTCTTGCGGGCTTCTTCGAGTCGGGCGGCATGGTCCACCACAATGTTCGCATTCAGGTTCTGCTCGAGCTTATCGCCGAACCGCTTGAAGTGCATCTTCGCCGCAACCCACTTCCTCGCGTCGACCTTCAGCCTGGCCCGGTTCACGGCGGCGCTGTTGGGCTTTCCGTCCCAAGTCTCGTCGTTTTCTGACTCATCGGCGATCTCGATGAGGTCGTCGATCGCCATCTTCTCGGCCTGGATCATGCGGGCCTCGTCGTACATCTCCTTGATGGTCTCGTCGCGAACCAACAGCCGATAGAACATATACTCGCGGTTGCCCGGGGTGTCATCCCACTCGTTGTTGAACGAAGCGATGGCCGCGCGCACCGTGCTGCCCATGGCAATGGAGGCCATGATGTGCTCGATGGTGTCCACGTCCCAGTGCTGCCATAGCGCCGCGGTCTTGGCGTCTTCGTACTCCTGCTTCTTCGCGGGATCGGTACGGAGCACGCCCTCCAGCGCATTCCGGCTGATGTTCGCTTCTTGCAATGCTCGGGGCACATTCACGCCGCTCGCAATGTGCCCGATCAAGACGGGCCAATTCTCCTTTGTTACCGGCTTCGGGGGCACGCCCCACTGGCCGGGGAGCGCGCCCCTGCGACGTCTCCCGTTCTTCCCTTTGGCAGGAAGGAGCTCACCGGAGACCGGCGTCTGAGGCGGAATGGCCAGTTTAGTCATGTGCTACCCCGGTATCAGGGCGACGGGAAAGGATTGTGATTCGGCCGTTCGTATTTGCGGCGTCCGCTGAAGCGATAGACATCGTAAGGTTGTTCCTTGCCGGCGACAGCATTTACCAGGCCTTTCCAGGAGGTCTTTTTAAACGTCGGCTTTTTGGTTGGGATCGTCGCCATCTCAGTCTCCGAAAAAGGGCCGGGCCGGCGGGCAAGCCTTGTTGGGGCGGATCCCGGGGCCCGGCAAATCACCGAACGCCCAACGCCCGCCAGGAGAAAGAAACGGGCACTGGACTGCCCACGTATCATGGCACGCGTTGGCAGACGCGTCAAGTCTGTGCAACGTCTGCACATTTTTTGTCGTTGGCGGTAATCCGGTTATCCGAGTTTCCGTATATCGGCGCGGTATACGGTGCGACGGATACCGGGCTTCCGGGATTCTGGGCTTCCGGGCTTCCGGGCTTCCGGGCTTCCGGGCTTCCGGGGTACCGAGGTA